ACGACGAGTTCCAAGCTTACTTCGGTGGCACAGAACCTGTTAAGTTTTATAACACACAAATTCCTAAGTACGAAGCTGCTTACATAGCTAAATCTTACTTACAACAATCAAACCAATTATTTGTAACAAGAGTCTTAGGACTTTCAGGTTATGACGCAGGTCCTTCTTGGAGTCTTAAATTAATCGCTAACGCTGACCCAACTACAATTGGATTAGATGGTGGTGGTACTCCTTGGTCTGCCGATTTTTCAGGAACTACAGGAGGGACAGTTACATTCTTAGACGCACTTCCTGATGAAGTACAAGCTAACTTAAATGTACAATATAGAATGGCTGATGGTAGTACATCAACATTACAAACAGATTTCAATACTTACTTGAGTGATATTTTCGTAAATGGTACTTCGGGGTCAACCGCAGTAATTTACGGAGCGATTGATTCAGCTGACTATGATTCATTAACAGGTTCAACATACACAGGTATTACTAATGCTTATGTTTGTGACTCACCAAATTTAGATTATAACGATTTATCTGCAAGTGATAATGATACTTGGTATTATGCTAACTTTAACTTAGACAGTGGAAACGCTTACACAGGATATTCATTCTATTATAAATTTAATGCTGTAACGGGAGCATCAACTACGTATAGTGGTACTATTTCAGGTAACATCTACTCATATACAGGAACTGCATATTCAGAGTTCAATAACATGGTTGTCGCAACTTTACGTTCAAGAGGTATCTCTTTATACGATAACAGTGCGGATAGTGAGAATCACGGACCAATTTATCAAGTAACAGGTCTTACTGATTTACAAATTGTGAGCACAGGTCAATACTCAGGTATTACTCAATCACCTTACGCAACATTCCTATTATCAGGTGTTACTAAAGCAGATGCTAACTCAGGAGAAAGAACTTCATTCTCATTTGAAACTTCATTATTAGCTTCATCTTCAAAATATCTTACTAAAGTATTGGGTGTTGACAACTTTGGAAAATCAAGATTTGAAGTTCCTGTGTTTGTAGAGGAAGCATATCAAGGTAGTCTTAACTATGCATATAATCAAGGTTATATTCGTGGTTTAAGTTCTGAATTAATAGCATTACCTGAAGCTAGAAGTCAAAACCCTAGTTCAATTGCTTGGAATTTAGAAAAGTATCAATCACCTGAAACACCTTATTTAGTTTCTGAATTGAGAGGTAATAAAGTTTATAACTTATTCAAGTTTATCTCAATCTCTGATGGAGATTCTGCTAACGTTGAAATCAAAGTTTCTATAGCTAACTTATCATTCAACAATATGTCGTTTGACGTTTTAGTTAGAAATTTTTATGATACAGATGCTAATCCAGTTGTAATTGAGAAATTCACAAATTGTAATATGGACCCAGCTTCTAACAACTTTGTTGCTAAGAAAATTGGTTCATCTAATGGCGAGTTTGCATTAATTTCAAAATATATAATGATTGAATTGGCGGATGAAGCTCCGATTGATGCAATCCCTTGTGGATTCTACGGTTATACTCAAAGAGAGTATGAATCTGCTTCTAATCCTTCACCATACCCTAAATTCAAAACTAAATATTATTATCCAGGTGAGGTTATTTATAATCCTCCATTCGGAACTGCTGCTGGTACATCAAATGCTGTAGAGTCGGCAGGAGATATAGTTAGAAGAAGTTATTTAGGATTCTCAACTCAATTTGGAATTGATGAGTCATTCTTAACATATAAAGGAAAACAAAATCCTATAGTTGGCTGGGAAACAGCAACTGATTCAGTTAAATGGAATTACTTAAGTAAAGGTTTCCACATGGACTCAGGTGCAACTGTTGTCACAATTGCTAACACATCAATATCTAGTGGTCAAACAGCATTTGAATGTGGTGTTGCAGATTTCAGAAGTGACCCACAAACTCAAGAAAATCCGTATTACTTCATTTACGCTAGAAAGTACACAGTATGTTTTGCTGGTGGATTTGACGGATGGGATATCTACAGAGAGTGGAGAACTAACCAAGATAGATTCCAATTGGGAGCTTCGGGTTTTTTAGCTGGCGCTTATCCATCATCTAGATACCCTACTGCAACAGGTGACGGTATGTTCAAGAGAATAATTGTACAAAACAATACTCAAGATTTTGCAAACACTGACTACTACGCTTACTTATTAGGTATCTTATCATTTGGAAATCCTGAGGCGACAAACATTAACGTGTTTGCAACTTCAAGTATTGACTATGTTAACAACTCAAACTTAGTAGAAGAAGCGATAGACATGATTCAATATTCAAGAGCTGATTCAGTTTACATTGCAACAACTCCCGATTACAGCATGTATACACCAGATTCAACGAGTTCTTTAGATATCATCTACTCACAAGAGGCTGTTGATAACTTAAATAACACAGGTATTGACTCTAACTATACCGCAACTTATTATCCTTGGATATTAGTAAGAGATACAGTTAACAATACACAAATCTATTTACCACCAACAGGTGAAGTTTGTAGAAACTTAGCATTGACTGATAACATTGCATTCCCTTGGTTCGCATCTGCGGGTTACACAAGAGGTCTTGTAAACTCAATCAAAGCTAGACAAAAATTAACTCAACAAGATAGAGATACATTGTATCAAGGTAGAATTAACCCAATCGCTACTTTCTCTGATGTAGGAACTGTAATTTGGGGTAACAAAACTTTACAAGTTGCTGATACCGCACTTAACAGATTAAATGTTAGAAGATTGTTATTACAAGCTCGTAAGTTAATTTCAGCTGTAGCGGTTAGATTATTGTTTGAACAAAACGACCAAATCGTTAGACAACAATTCTTAGATAGTGTTAACCCTATTTTAGATTCAATCAGAAGAGACAGAGGTTTATACGATTTCCGTGTAACAGTTTCTTCTTCACCTGAAGATTTAGATAGAAATACATTAACAGGTAAGATATACTTAAAACCAACAAAAGCTTTAGAATTCATTGACATTGAATTCTTTATAACTCCAACAGGAGCTTCGTTTGAGAATATCTAAAATAATACAATGGGGGTACGAATGTACCCCCTTTAGCCAATATGAAACAACAAATTAAAGAAGGATTTAAAAATGAGGGTACTCCAGATATGAAGTACTATGCATTTGATTGGGATGATAACATTGTTCACATGCCAACAAAGATTATTTTAAAGTCTGAAGATGGTGATGAAGTTGGGATGAGTACTGAAGATTTTGCGGAATATAGAAGTGAGATTGGAAAAAACCCATTTAATTACAAAGGTGAAACAATTGTTGATTTTGCAGAAGATGCTTTTAAAAACTTTAAAACCGCTGGTGACAAAGACTTTTTAGTTGATGCAATGAGAGCAAAATTAGGTCCCGCATTTAATGATTTTAAAGAAGCTATTAACAATGGTTCAATTTTTTCTATAATTACTGCGAGAGGTCATAATCCTAATACATTAAAACAAGCCGTTTACAATTACATTATAGACGGATTTAATGGAATAGACAAAGACCATTTAGTTAAGAATCTAAAAAAATATAGAACATTTGCTGATGAAGACGATATGACTGATGATGAATTAATCAAGTCATATTTAGAGATGAATAAGTACCACCCTGTTTCTTTTGGGGACGACTCTGGAGCGGTTAATCCTGAGGAGGCAAAAGTAGAAGCGATGGAAGATTTTGTTTCTTATATTAAAGGTATGTCTGGAGTATTAAATAAGAAGGCATTTTTAAAGAATGATGTATCTAATAATTTTATTCCTAAACAACCTAGTATTGGATTTTCAGATGATGATATAAGAAATGTAGAAGTAATGAATAAACATTTTAAAAATAAACCAGATAATATAGTTAAAACTTATTCTACTGCAGGAGGAATTAAGCAAGAATATAAGTAATTAATAATTCTTTCAAAATTAAAGTAAATAGAAAAATTTTTGAGAGTTACTATATTTATTAGATATAAACACAGAAAACAAAAAAATTAAAATAACATGGCTGATTTATTAATGAAAATGCCGATACCTTACGAACCAAAACGTCAAAATCGTTTCATTCTAAGGTTTCCATCAAGTTTAGGTATTAACGAGTGGTTTGTAGAAACAGCGTCAAGACCACAGATTGCTATTAACCCAGTAGAGGTACAGTTTTTAAATACTTCAACATTCGTTGCAGGTAGATTCAAATGGAATCCAATCAACGTACAATTTAGAGACCCAATCGGTCCATCGGCAGCTCAAGCTTTAATGGAGTGGGTTCGTTTACACGCTGAATCTGTTACAGGTCGTATGGGTTATGCAGCAGGTTATAAGAAAGATATTGACTTGGAGATGTTAGACCCAACTGGAGTTGTTGTTGAGAAGTGGATTCTTTATGGAACATTCTTAACAAACGTTAACTTTAACGCATTGGATTACAAGTCAGACGCTTTAGCAACAATCACGGCTACATTACAAATGGATAGATGTGTGTTAGTTTATTGATTTTTTAATAAAATACGTCTAACCATTTATAAAATAATTTATTATACTATATTTAACCGTAAAGCATAAACACTTTACGGTTATTTTTTTATGGACAATCAAACATCAGACTACGGTCAACAAAATTTTACACTTCCTCATGACGTGGTACCTTTACCATCGGGGGGGATTTTTTACAAAAACAAAAAGAAATCTTTAAAAGTTGGATATCTAACTGCCTCAGATGAGAATATATTAATGGGCGGTGGTGCCGATTTGACTCTTAACTTATTAAGAGCAAAAATCTATGAACCTGATATGAGGGTAGAAGATTTAATTGAAGGGGATATTGAAGCAATCTTAATCTTTTTAAGAAACACAGCTTTCGGACCTGAAATGACATTAAATCTTACAGACCCAACAACAAACAAACCATTCCAAACAACAGTTTTGTTAGACCAATTACAAATTATTAATGGTCAAACACCAAGTGAAGATGGAACTTTTACAACAACTTTATCAAAATCTCAAGCGGTTGTTAAAGTTAAACCATTATCATATGGCGAAATTATGGAAATCACAAGAATGGCAGACTCATATCCACAAGGAAGAGTTGTTCCAAAAATTACGTGGAGAATGCAGAAAGAAATAGTAGAAATAAACGGTAGTTCAGATAAGGCAGAAATTTCAAAGTTTATTGAGTCAATGCCAATTATGGATTCAAAAGAATTTAGAAACTTTATGAATCAAAATGAACCAAGATTAGATATGAAAAGAGTAGTTATGACCCCATCAGGAGAAAAATTGACAGTAAATGTCGGTTTAGGGGTAGACTTTTTTCGTCCTTTCTTCTGATTATAGGAAAGGTCAAATTGATGAGTTTTATTATTTAAATAATTTAATGAAGATAACTTATCAAGATTTTGAGAAAATGCCAATTTTTATTAGGAAATATTTATTGGACAAATGGATTGAAGAAAACAAGAAGGACTAAAAAAATTAGTCCTTCTTCTATTTATATAGAAACCTATTAATATATGGCAGACATTAATGATAGTTTAGACGGCTTTCAAGAAGCGGCAAACAAATTCAAAAATCCTTTAGGTTCTATGGCGGAAACTATTGGTTTAATGGTTGCAGCAACCGATGCGTTAAACAAGAGTTTTGTTCAAGGTAGAGTAAGGATTGAGGAGATGAATGTTGCCATTGCTCAATCGGTTGCTAGTGTAAGTAGGTTAGGTGGTTCCATAACTGATGTTGTAAGAACATTAGATGGTATTGGAGCTGGTGCAAGACGAAATCTTATTGCAAACGAAGAAACCGTAAGTAAAATATTTGCAGCTTCTCAAATATTAGGGACAGATGCCAAGACATTAACTGAGGCATTTGGACAAGTAGGTTACGACGTATCACAAGTTGGAGTCAATTTAGAAAAATCCATTGCTTATATTCAAAGTATTGGTTTAAATTCTAAAACGGTTACTGCGGACGTATTAAAGAATATGGATGCAATGTCCAAATTTAATTTTAATGACGGAGTTCAGGGATTAACTAGAATGGCGGCTCAGGCTTCAATGTTGAGGATAGATATGAAAACAACTTTGGACTTTGCAGATAAGTTAATTAGTCCTGAGAATGCAATTAATACGGCTGCGGCTTTCCAAAGATTAGGAGTTGCAGTTGGTGATTTAGGTGACCCACTTAAATTAATGAACGATGCTTTAAATGACCCAGGCGCAATTCAAGATAGTTTAATAAATGCGACTAAACAATTTACTTATTTTGATGAAAAAACACAATCGTTTAGAATTAACCCTCAAGGTTTATTAACGATAAGAGAACTTAGTAAAGAAACAGGTATTGGTGCGGGTGAATTATCTAAAATGGCTTTATCTGCAGCAGATTTAGATAAAAGACTTTCTACAATTAGTCCAAGTTTGAATTTTGAAAGAGAAGAAGATAGGACATTCTTAGCTAATTTGGCGGTAAAACAAGGCAATGATTATGTTGTTCAAATTAAAAATGACCAAGGTGAAGTTGAATTAACAAAAAAATTAGGAGAAGTAACCCAAGAAGAATTAAAAAAATTAAGAGAACAACAAGACCAAGCACCAAAAACTTTAGAAGATATTCAAAGAAGTCAATTAAGTGTTTTACAAATAATTAATGCTGATGTTAAAGCAATACTTGCAGCGCCAAGTTATGGCGCGGCATCTGCAAGACAAGTAACTAGTAATGTTGAAGGATTTAGAAGAATATCTACTGGATTAACTGGAGGTTTACAACGTAACTTACCAAAGACTGAAGAAGTTAGAACTGCGGTAACTTCTACTTTAGAGTCAATGAAAGACTTATTTACCCTTAAAGGTGAAGGAAAAATAAGTGCGGATGACTTTTCTCAAAAGTTAAAAGTGTTTGAGGATAATTTAATTAATAAAGCAAAAAATGTAGGTCCTGAAGCTTTAGATACATTAAAGACAGTTCTTAAAGATGCTTCTAAAAGTGCTTATGGTGGTAGTGGATTAGAAACTGAATTTAGAAGATTTGCAACTACATTTACACCATCAGATGCATCTAAAAGTGGTAGTGTTAAAGTACAGACACCTGCTGGTGGACAAAAGGCACAACCTATAACAAGAAGTAGTATTTTTGGAGCCCAAAATACTCAGTCAAGTTTACCGCAAACAAAAGTTAATTCTCAAATTAATAAAACCGTAGATTATACTGGCACGGTAACATTCAAAGTAGACGCACCGTCGGGAGTTAGTACTCAATATTTAACTGAATTTTTGAACAGTGAAAAATTCAAAGAAATGATTTACAGTTATGTTGAAGAAAAAAACAAGCAGAAGGGAGTTACAAGATAATTTTTACTTCAAAAAAAATACAATCAACCTATTTATTAAGAAACGTTATAGATGGGTAGTCCATTAGATTTAATTAACACAGAAGGATTTAGAAAAAAACTTATTACGAGAAACTTAACACCTTATGCTAAGTCTCCTAATCAAGCTACGCTTCCTATCAATACTGAATATGTACAATCAGATACATCTGTTCAAGATAGTCCTGACCAGTTAATTGACCAACCAACATTTGCAAACAAATTATATCCATTAAATCAATATGGTAACGAAGGTGGGTACGAACAAGTACCCGACCCAGGTTCTTTAATGAATACCAAATCTAACGAAGGTGAGTATGGTTTTCAAGATGCCCATATTATAGACCAAGCAGGACCTGAATCAAAGAATTGGAAAAAAATCAATCCATATAGTAATGGGTCAAGTAATCTTCTTGATTCAGCAAACTTTTTTGCAAGTTTAGACCAACCAACAAGTGGGATTGGATTATATAATAATCAACCGTATCCAAACTTTAATCCATCATCTTATAGTTCAATATCAATATTATTAAATAAAGACCCTCAAGGTAGTGATGGATTATTAAGTTCGGATTCATATATTGCTAGATTAGGCGCAAAAACTTTAAGAAAAGAATTTGAAGAAAGAATTGGCAGACAAATTATTCAAGATACAGTTGGTAGAGCTAACGTTTTTAATGTTAGAAGTGGAACGGATATTTTAGGACTTGCAACAGGAAGAGTACCATTAATTGAACCTAATTACAAAATTACCCTTTTGGCAAATCCAATAACAGCCGCCGCTGATTTTGGGTTACGATTGGCAGGTAGTGTAATACCACTTTCATTAATTCCTGGTTCATATTTTGATACTAGTATCAATTCAAAACAACCAACAACTATTCAACAACTTAATAATGCGTTTAAGAAAACTGCCACAGGTAAGTTCTTTACAAGATTATTAGGTGCTGATAAGACAGGTAGTCAAATAATGTATAACAACATGGGTGGTGGACAAAAATCCGCCCTATTCAATAACATTGACTACAATAGATACAAACCAAATTTTGATAGAACTTTATTTGATAGAGTTGCAGGAGTACTTGTCGGGTCTACAACAAACAATAGTGATTTTTATGTCGGCTCAACAACTTCTGACCCGTCAAGAGTTTTTTCTCCTGGTGGTGATTTACCTGTTAACTCTTATGGACAAGAGTTACAATCTCCTGTTTATGGACCTTCTGAGTTGGCACAATTATATGAAGGGCCAAGTAAAGAAATTAGATTGGGGGCCAACGGACCAACGTATAGTGATGGTGGTGGTATTGAAGGAGGATTTACTTGGGTGTCTCCAAAGTACAAAGGTAATGCTGGTAAGAAAGTTGGAGTTGGTGGATTGATTACTAATCAAGACCAAGACTTTAAACCATCGTCATATGACTCTACAGAGTCAACTAATAGAGAGTATAGAGATGGGTCAATACTTGATGATACTCAACGTATTATTGATAGTCAACCTCAAGGTGGTAGAAGACTACAACATGTTGGAAATGCTATTGACCAAGTTAGTAAAGTATTTAACGACGGATATAAAGAAATAACAAAAGGTTCTAAAGTATTATCTTATGTTGGGGCGATAGGACAAGAAGTTGGTACGGAGTATTGTAGGGTTTTTGCTAAAGACGTTCCATATCTTCAGTATAATGATTTACAAAAAACTGATGGTACGGTTACCGAGAATAGAAGATTCTCATATTCTGTATTAGATAAGACTTACAATCTTAATATGTATCCAAATAAACAAGAAGGAGGTCAAGACTCGTCAAATTTAATTGGTACTGTAAATAATGCTTATGCTAAAAAATATATGTTCTCAATAGAGAATTTAGCATGGGCGACATCAAACACACCTGGTTTGGCGGTTTCTGACTTAGCGGTATGTGAGAGAGGTCCAAATGGTGGAAGGGTAATGTGGTTTCCACCTTACGATTTAAAATTTAGTGAGACTGTTTCTGCAAACTGGAAACCGAACGATTTTATTGGAAGACCTGAGCCAATTTATACTTATGCCAGCACAAATCGAGGTGGAAGTTTATCTTGGAAAATTATAGTTGACCATCCATCAGTATTAAACGTTATTGCAAATAAAGTATTAAGTAAAGAAACTAATAAAACTAGAATTGATAGTATTATTGAATCATTCTTTGCTGGATGTAGAAAATATGACTTATATGAATTAGCTAAGAAATATTACACTATTAATCCAAATGACTTATTCCAAATTCAACAAGCCATTACTTCTAAAGAATTAACTAAAGAAGAATTACAATATGCAGTTAGCACTGTTGCTACAATTCCTCAGGTATCACAAGCAACTGGAGGAAATACCTCTAATAGTGAACTTCAAAAATTTATAAATTATGGATTTTATTTTAACAATGACGTTCCAAGCCCTACTACAGTAACTTATCAAACAACATATACAAATTATATTGGGCAAAAAGATGATTATAGGAGAATATCACCATCTACTGCTGAACAAACAACATCATTTTTTGATAATGTTGTTACTCCAAATAAAACAAAAATTGATGAACTTATTGCATTAATTGAAAAACAATTAAGTAATAGTACTGAAGGAACTATTTCAATAGTTATTAATGGTACTGCTTCAGCTTTGGCTTCAGTTACTTACAATGATAAATTATCTGCGAGAAGAATTGAGTCTGCTATTTCATATTTTAAAAGTAGTCCAAAATTACAAAAATGGTTAGGTACTAGATTATTAGTAAATGCTGGAAAAGCTTTGGGTGAAAGAGCTGAAGTATTAGTGTATGATGCTAAAAATAAACTATTTGTTCCTAATATATCAGTATCATGTACTGATGGTGACCAAGATAATCAAGCACAAAAAAAGGCGATTTATACTACCAAGGCAATGGCTTGTAGAAGAGCTTATATTTCAAGTATTAAATCAACAATTCAAGAACCAATTCCACAACCACAACCACAAAAAACTACAGTTGTTACTGGAAATGTTGTAACAAAAACAGAAGTGGTACCTGTGATTGAAGAAAAATATGTTCAGAAAGATAATATAACTAAAAAAATAGTTAGAGCTCTTATCTCTGAATGTGATTACTTTGAAACTATTAAGGAAGAAACTCCTATGGTTTATGATAACTTAAAAGAAAAATTAAAGTTTTTTCAACCAGCGTTTCATTCAACAACTCCTGAAGGTTTAAATAGTAGATTAACATTCTTACAACAATGTATGAGGCCTGGCGATACTATACCTACAATTAAATCTGTAGGTGGTAAAGATGTATTAGAATATAATAATGCAACTAACACAGCATTTGGTGCACCACCAGTATTAATATTAAGAGTTGGTGACTTTTATAACACAAAAATTATACCAACAAGCTTAAGTATTACTTATGAAAATTTAGATATTAATCCTGAAGGTATTGGTGTACAACCAATGATTGCTAACATTACAATGAATTTTCACTTTGTGGGCGGAAGTGGTTTAAAAGAATCTGTTGACAAGTTACAAAATGCATTAACATTCAATTATTACGGTAATACGGAAATGTGGGACGAAAGAGCTGATGTAACCGACCAAAGTTATAAAGTTATTGATAAAGACTTTTTGGCATCTATTGGTAGTCCTGCGCCACCAACAATTAACCAAGCGGATGTCAATAATAGTTTATCTAATAATAATACTATTGGAACTATTACTGGTGACAGAATAACAACCGCAGGTGAAACAGGTACTATTTCGTATACTTCATTCATGGATAAGTTTTTATCAGAAACTCAAAATTATTTTACAAATATAGTCAATAAAAATAGAGAGGTGACAAGACAGTATAATAATGGAGTACGACAATTATGGACAGTCCAAAGAAATTATCAAAAAGGTCAATTTAAATCCAACGATAAAGAAACTATTTTATTTGGAAAACCAATTAACATTGAACAAAATTTGAATATTGTTTTTGGTAATTTTGCTGATAACATTACCGCAACAAATTCAAATCAAGATAAATTTATGAGTTATATTTCTGACCCAACTTTAAATTTATCAATAAAAACAATAAGAACTATAAAAGAAAATTATTTGAATTTTGTAAAAAATAAAAGAGGTACGTTTCCAAATGCGATTACACAAGTAATTCAAAGTACTGTTAACGCTGAACAAAATTATTTACAATATATTAGTAGAGCTAATACAATATCTTATGATGCAGTTGCAAATTTAGGTACTGATGGTTTACAAGTTCCAAATGCAAATACAATTGTATATGATATTACTGGTACTAACGGAGTATTTGATAAAACTTACTTAAATACTTTGAATGAAATGGGTGCAGATATTGATAAAATTCAAGAAGGGTTAACCGCTTTTGATGACATGTGTTCCATTGGAAATACATTTACATATAATGGTACCTCTTATAAAGGATATTTTTTCTATGGTGATGCGGGTGAAAAAACAGATTATAGTACTTTAATGAGCCAAGTATTTCAACCATTTAGTCTTGATAGTAATTTTGATAATCTTTCATTTAAAAGAGAATATATGATATTATCCGATGATGTTGTAGATATTAAGAAATATGAAACATTTAAAAATACAATAATAGGTAATATTATAAGTGATAAAAACAATATTGATAACAGTAGAGTCGGCGAAGGGATTTCAACTTTATTTGACAATTATTGGGTAAAAATTGCAAGACCATTATTTATAAGTGAGAATAATATCACTATTGCATATATAGATAGTATGGAAAGAGATAATTTAAAAAACTTTATCAAATTCACACCTTTCCCTTCTAAACCAAGAGTTTTATCCTATACTATAGGAGAAAGTGCAAATAAAAATTACCAAGCACAATTGATACAGTCATTAGGTGCAACAACAAATATTAACTCATCAACAAGTACATGGAACGATTTGTTGGGTGGAAGTACCGCTTATATAAGTAAAGTTAAATTAAACTAATGGCATACCAATATTATAACAGATATAGTGATTTTTTAATTAATGGTGAACAAACCGTTGTGCCATTTGTTCAGTTGCCTCAAAAAACAACTGACAAATCTTACATTTATAAAACAGCGAGAAGTAGATTGGACGTTGTTTCTCAAGAGTATTATAACTCACCATATTTTGGATGGTTAATTTTGCAAGCAAATCCTCAATTCGGAGGATTAGAAAATAATATATATGATGGTGCGGTATTGATTATTCCATATCCATTACTACCATCATTACAAGATTATAAAGCGGCTTTAGCAAATTATTTTTATTATTATGGCAGGTAGTGTTGTACAGGGTGACAAGAGTGGAAATATTTTAGTAGAGTTTGATTACAATAACATTATTGTAGTTGACCCTAATAAGACTATTGATGCCTTTGGTAATATCAGAGAAAGATTAGTTGACCACGAGAGTTTAGTAATGTATGCAAACCTTGAGGCAGAAATTATTCCTAGAACTAAATTGGCCGTTGGGATTACACCATCTAACAACAACGACAACATAAGAACAATATCGGTTGCTAGTATGAATTTTTTAAGACCGACCGAAGGTACTGCATTAACTACTGGATATTATGATGAGTTAACAGGTAAAAATGCCAAAAACATGTCGGGTCAAAATCAAATCAAACAAGAATTGATTGAACCTCAAGGTGATACACCATATCAAAAAACATATATTGCATCACCAGGTGAAAAGGCCACAGATAATGGTTTATTAGGGATTACATCAATTCAAGTTAGAACAAATACTTCATTCACACCAAGTGTTAGTATGGTGTTAGAAGATATTCAAGGAAGAGCTTTATTTCAATTAGGAGACAACTCTCCATATGCCGCGTTCTTCAACTTACCATATCCACCATTCTATTTAACTTTAAAAGGTTATTATGGACAAGCAATTAGATATCAATTAAATCTTAAAACTTTTAGCGCTAGTTTTAATTCGTATAGTGGAAACTATACGGTTAAATTAGAATTTGTTGGTTTTAAATTTAATATCTTAAATGAGATATCTGTTGGTAGTTTGTTAGCAGCACCTCACATGTATTCTAATGTTTTTAATATTAGTAAATCAGGTACGTCTCCTGAACCCGCAGATAAAAACACAAGAGCATCTGCATCACAAACTGGCGCAATTTCAAGAGAATCAACTATAAGTCCTGATAATGTTGTAACTCAAATGGTTACAGAAAAGGGATATCAAAAAATAGTTGAAGTTTATAGTGAGTATAAAGCCAAAGGGTTATTACCTACAAATTTCCCTGAAATAACCCTTGCACAATTAATTAACAAATTGGAGAGGTTTGAACAAAATATCGTAGATTCATATAATAAAGTTAATGTTGAATCATTAACTAATATAAGAACATATAAAGAGGTACTTACTGCTTATTTTGAAAAAGTAAGAGGTGCGGAAGGTTCATGGTTCAATCAATACTTAAATCCTAAACCGTTAATAACAATTAAGGGGGAGAATGTTTATACTTTCAAAGAAAGTTTTAACAATCCAATGGCACAATCTGCTGCGATTGAACAATTAAAAAAATATATAATAGAGTTTAATAATTTATTGGCACAAAATAAAACGTTAGGTGTTAAAGGAAACTTACCAATTAAGAATCCAATAACTTATAAAATGTTAGAAGTACCATTTGTTATAAGTAATATTAATTGGGCGAAAACTACAATAGAACGAACTGGAGTAAAAACTCCTACAGACAATGAAATTTTTACCTTGATAGCTAGTGTTCAAAATTCATTAAAACCTTATTTTGAAACGAGTCAAGGTACAAATAATAAATCCGCAAATATTGATGTAGTACTTCCTCCTGTATTTATTTTTGAAGGTGTTAATAGATTTATTAACACTATTAATCAGATGAATACTGAAGCTAATCAAAAACTTTCGGCTCAAGAAACAAAATTATCTGCGGAATTGGCAGCAAAAATTGAAAGTCAGGCAACAGGTATTGGATTCAAACCTTCGGTAAGAAATATGTGTGCTGTTATTATGGCAAACGCTGAAGGATTTATTAGATTGTTAGATGATGTTCATACAAATGCATGGAATGTAAAATATGACCCTATTAGAAAAGCTGCAATTCTTAATGATTTGTCTTCGGCACCTGGAACGGATACTCAAAATAAAGTGAATATCACAGTACAAACATCTAACCAAAATCAAGGATTATCAACATCTCAAATACCTGTTTACCCTTGGCCACAATTTTTTGTTGAAACACCTGATGATAAAAAAGGTAGATTTCAATTAAAATATCTTGCAGACCCTTCAGTTGTAAATTTAACTAAAGGATATCTTTATGATAAATGGCCTGAGGTTGAATTTGTTGAAGAGTATATGAGAGGATTAACACAAAAATTTAATCCTCCTATAGTACAACCCCCAACAGATACAGAATCAACGACAAAAATTATTAATATTAACGCGATTGAATATCCGTCATCAAGTCTTGCCTATTTGAACAAAGAAGAAATTAAGTTCTTTTATGAAATATGGGAAAGACAATTTTTAACAACTCACTATTCAGGATTTTTAAGGGCAAATCAAAACCAACTTGGTGAATTAATAAAGTTAAATAATGAAGTTGAAACTAATAATATAGTTAATGGTGTAGGAATTAGTTCTCCATATATTAGTTTGAAACTTAAAAATTATAATTTAACCGCATCAAACTATCAAACTTTTTTAGAGAACATTTCAAATCAAGGAACGGGAAAATCTTATCAAGAATATATCAGAGATTTCTTTGTAACACCATATATTAAGACTCTTACAGAGAGTTCATTTAATATTTTAAGTTTATTTGATTTGGGTAAGAATCCTGAAAATTCACCAGTTTCGCCAGGATTGAAACAATTAGTTGCAAATGCATCAAATACTCCATTAGTTATTGATATTTATCCATTCACGAACCCAAAGTGGGTAAGTGAGAATATGAGTTCTGCGGTTAATAGTGTAGATAATTCAGTATATAATACAACAAAAGTATTAAATGTTTATGAGGAGAGAAATGTTATCTCAAATTTTACAAGTATCAATGATACAAAAACAAATAGACCTGTAACGAACTTTTCTTACTTGATAGATGTAGTACCATTTACTAGCGCCAAGAGTGTTGGATTGAAAAGTTTTTATGATGGAAGAATATTGAACCCTCAGAATTCAGATTCACTATTAGTTGCAACAGAAGGTTATGTGAATTATATTTCACCTGTCAATAGTATGCCAACGCAAACTACGACAACAATTTTAAATACACCATATTTTATTAACGCTATTCAAAATGGTGTTTACAATTGGAGAAAAAAAGACAAATATCCATACATTCAAGCCGCTTACTTATTCATCAATTCGTTACCTTTAGCAAATCTTAGAGAAAGATATAAGACTCAAGGAGTAACCACTGAGTTAGATTATATTGCGTCCTGTTTCAAAAAATTTGGTGCATTACATAAAATGCCTTATGCTTGGGTATTGAAGTTAGGGTCTGTTTGGTATAGATATAAAACTTACAAACAAAGTAATGTTGACATATTAGATACTGCTTGGACTGATTACGATTATAGAGAAAACTTTGACCCTATATTAAGTGCGGTAACTAAGACTTATAACTTTGAATTTGAAGGAGAAAAACAATCAATTACTTTACAAGACGATAGTAAAGGTAACATTAAAATTCAAACAGGTTTCTATCCAAAAACTATAAATGACTTCAATGTTTTTTATACAGGATATGATTTGTATCAAACGTATAGTGACGAAGAAATACAGAATAGTATAAACGGTGGGATGAAAATATTTAATTTCAAAGATTCAAATATTGCGACTACACAAAACGGTAAAACACTTACACTTCAAACTTGGTCTGTAGTTTTACCTGACATTGTTATTGAAAATAACACGGTTAATTGTAACCCATCACAAAATACGACAAGTTACGATTATTTTATTGTACCATCATTTGGAAATGAACTAAATCAAACTAAAGCGGCTTGTATTAGTAACGGAGAGACAGTCGTAAATTTAACTAATAACCAATCAATGTATAGTGGTTCTGTTAGATTATTGTGGGATACTCCAAACTATGGTTATTTTGACAATACACAAATTGTAAAACCACAACCAAATTCTTACATGAATAAAATATTAACGGAAACAAATGAACAAGCTCCGTTTAGTTTATTAAGTGTAGATGAATATTCAAAGATAGATGAAATTTTTTCTGTTTTTGACAAGAGTATTTTGGACCAATTTGAACAAGAATTTTTAAATTTTTGTAAGCCAGTTGCGGATATCGATTTAGGGCCTCAAGTGACAGTACCGTTAGATGTTTCACCTGTTGATACAAATGCAATTTTCAAAAACTTCCAATATTTGTTTAGACAGTTAATGACAGTTACAAGTGACCAAAGTACTCAAACAACTGCAAGTTATTTTACAAGTGTTGGTGATACTCAACAATTATCGTTTCAATCCTACATCAGAGCATTTTTAGAATATGATGTGATATTGAAATATGGTAACCCTGCAAATTATAAGAGAAGAACTTTTGATTCTTTTATATCGTATAAGTCTACACCAATTGTAACTGACCCGATAAATTTTGACCCATATGTTATAAATTCTTTACCATCTAATAAAGGTGGGATTACTTTAGAACAATCAAGAGTTCAATATCCATTAGAGTGGACTACGTTAGAAACAGAAATTGGATTTTCAACAATAGAAAATTTAATCTATACTGATTTTGGTTCGTACATCACAGACTTTTTTATTGACAATGACATTAAGTTTAGTGTTAATAACATCGTTATATGTGCACCGTTAATCAAAATGTTTGCAACTCAAAAATTATATACCCCAACAATAACATCAAGTTCGTTTAAAACAAAAATTCAAGATTATTTACAAACCGCAACTGAATTACAGAATGTGTTTTTAAATGATTTATTAAATTCTGTTAGGGTTGCATTACCAAATCAACAACAATTACCTGAAAAAACAATTCAAAGTGTAATTGACGGGCAACAAAGTAAGGTTGAAAACTATGAAGTGTTCAAGGCTTTAAACGACAAATGGATTGCGGGTTCTGACTTTAAAAACAAAACGTTATTTGAAGATTTTTTATTTTTAGATAGAGCGTCAAGAAATATTGGTGATACCATCATTCTTGATATATTTGACTTAAAGAGAATGTTAAGCACAAATGCTCTTAATATGGAGATGAGTGTGTTTACGTTAATTAGTGGTATGTTAATCCAAAATAAATTTAACGTAATGCCATTACCTGCGTACGTAAACTTCTATAATGTGCAAGAGGTTGATGGTACAACAATATCACAAAATACTGAAGGTTCATTACAATTTGCAGATAACATGTGGGGAACATTCTTAGAAGTTGATTATAGAAAATCTAGTCCAAAAATACTTTGTTTCTACACGGGACTCCCATCTGCTTATTTAGACTTACCAAAAAATAATTCAAAATATAGAAGTGATGGATTTGAAATGAGAAGAGCTTCTGAAAATCCTTTAATTGAAAATCAACAAAATAAAAAAGATTGGGCGGTGTCCAACAGATGTGTTGGATTTAATGTTGATATGGGTATTAGAAATCAAAATGTTTTCTACTCATTTAGTGTGTCTATGGATAGTGGTAAAGCGACTTCTGAGTCAATTCAAACTCAGTTGAATATGGTTAACCAAGAATCAGGTAGAACAGTTGCGACTCAAAATATTAGTTTATATAATTTATACAAACAAAGAAGTTATCAATGCCAAGTATCTTGTTTAGGTAATGCATTACTTCAACCAATGATGTATTTCAATCTAAGACACGTACCTATGTTCAATGGTCCATATATGATTTTAGATGTTAGTCATACTATTAACGCTGGAAGTTTTCAAACAAGTTTCACGGGTATTAGACAAGGTATATATGATTTACCAGCAATTGACAATTACTTACAAAGTATCAATCAAAATTTATTAACCAAGATTGAGGCTCTTCTTAAAATTAAGAAAGATGATGTTACTGCCAAAGCGATTACTGAAATTGGTAAAGCCTCCCAAATAACTCAATCAGGAGATAATACTAAGGCAGCATCTAATGCTTGTGTAAATAATTTAACAGTCCCGTATTTAACTTGGGCAAATGTGGAAACAACAATTTCAACACCATTAACATCAAAAGCATTTGCTGACGTGTTGAAGACTAAGTTACCTAATGAGCCAACATTACAAATATTGATATTCATGATATCTTATGTTAGAACATTCCAAGGAGGTAAAGGAGGCAAATTTGAAGGATATAATTATAACTATGGAACAGTTGAATTGACTACTGATTATGGGCCTTCATCAGGTAATTTTATAGCAGGAAAGTGTTCTTGTGCGAATATCCCTAATTCAACATTATCTACTAAAACGGCACAACCTATCGCTAATTTTGAGTCAGTTGATAAGTATGTTGATTTTATGGCAACAAGATTAAGAGAAAATGTTCCTCGTATTACTGATGGAGCTAATGGAATTGGTATTACAAAATATTATGTTTGTTACTGGCCAAAGAAAAATGTAGAGGAATCTGATTATGATAGTCATTTATCTGAATATACATTATTAGATACAAGATTCAAAGAGGCATTTGAATTGGCGGGTGGAGATGCTGGTCTTAATGTTGAGTCAACTAATATAATTAAAAATGCTGATAAAAATGCAAAACAAAAAATTAAAGATACGTACGCAGGAAAAGTTACTCCAAAAAATAATTTAAACATAACAACAACAGTTGACCCAACTTGTCTTCCACCTGTTATTAAAACATTTACACCTAACACAGGTAGAAATAATACTATAGTAAGAATTAACGGAGCTTTCTTAGGAACGACTTATCAGGTAATTTTTGATACTGTTACAGTACCACCAAAAAATATTCAAATAATTGATGATTTAAATATCAATGTAATAGTCCCAAAGATTGATACATTAGTATCTAAAAACATTAAAATAAAAGTTTACACAAAGAATGGTGATGTAACAAGTGCGACTGAGTTTAATTATAACCCACAACAAACTTTACCTCAACTTTCAACAAGTATAAACACTAATCCATCACCTGTTACATTAACATCAACAATAACAAATACAGGAGATTTAAAAGTAGTTGTTGCAAATAATGTTGGAAATTGGATTATTTATTCATATCCTGAATATAATTACAAAATAACTAAAAATTCTGTTGGGTCTAATAATACAGTTTCAACAATCACATTGAAAGAAAGTAATGCAATAACAAAAATTAATAGTGCTAGTTATGTTGCAAACAACCAATTTAATATTAGTCAAAATGACTTCTTAATAAATGTGTTGGGATTACCAGTAGAAACTATTAATAGTACTGAATACAAAAATGCCGACGTAATTGTTTCTTTTTCAGTAAAGGCGGTGCCTGTTGATAGAAGTAAATATCCACAAGATGTGGTGTTACCATTTACAATGACATTCAGAATAGGATAATTTAATACAATAACCATATATTTATATAGAAAGAATTTTATGAACTTAAAATCAGCATTAGACAATTATCTTGGAAAATCAGTAAGATATTCTCAAGAAGACAATGGAGACGGAACTAAACAAGTTTGCGATTTAGACACAGGTGATTGCTACACTATTAGAGAAAGAGATGGCTTAATTGAAAGAGCTGGCCATCAAACTACCGCTAATAGAAAAGTAAGAGTTGAGACATCTAGAGGTGTAAAACAATTATTAAACGGATAATAAAATGAAGGTAGACAGAAAAAAAATATTAAGTGAAATTGAAAGATACAAAAGTATCAATCAATATATTATGGAACAAGATGCAGCTACTGCTGAACCAGATTTAGGAGCGTTAGCGCCAGCACCTGGTGCGGAAGCACCAATTCCTCCAGCACCTGCAGAACCTGCGGCTCCTGAAGCTCCAGCGCCACCTGCTGAACCTATTGATGTGGAAAATGACCCTGATGTTGAAAAAATTGATGATGAGGGTAACTCTGAAGAAAAAGAAGTAGATGAATCAGGTAGTGAAGAACTTGATATTACTGAATTAGTTGATTCTCAAAAAAATATTGAAAAGAAACAAGATGATTATTTTGAAAATCTGTTTGGTCAAATAAGTAATTTGGAATCTAAGTTATCTGAGATGGATAGTATTATGAACAAACTAAACTCTTTGGAAAGTAAGATTGAGAAATATAGAGAAAAGACTCCTGAAGAAAAATTAGAACTAAGAACATACGACTCATATCCATTTAATCAAAAGTTATCACAATTTTTTGATGACAAGAAAGATGAGATGGAAAAGACGGGAAAAAATGATTATGTTTTAACAGCAGACGAAGTAACTGACCTTAATGTGAATGACATCAAAACATCATTTCAAAATCCTGGATTTGAAAAAGAAGGATATTAATATTCAAAAATATTAATAATTAAGACCACCCACTCGGTGGTCTTTTTTATTTGACATAACGAATAAAACACCTATACTTATATCATACAATTTAACAATTTAATATAAAAAATTATGATGAGTTCATTAGACGCCGTATTGGCGCAGTACGAAAAATCACAACAATCATCGGGCGGGGCCCAAAGTAAAATGTCGCAAGACGAAAGAATGAAGAAGTATTTCGCTTTAATCTTAGGAGATAAAGAGAAATCAGGACAACGAAGAGTTCGTATCCTACCAACACCAGATGGCTCATCGCCATTCAAGGAGGCTTGGTACCACGAAATCCAAGTTGGTGGTCAATGGCAAAAGTTCTATGACCCAGGTAAAAATGACAACGAGCGTTCACCTTTGAATGAGGTTTACGAAGAGTTAATGTCAACAGGAAAAGAATCTGATAAAGAATTAGCGAAACAATATAAGTCTCGTAAGTTTTATATCGTCAAAGTTATTGACCGTGACCACGAAGAGGACGGACCAAAGTTTTGGAGATTCAAACACAATTATAAGAATGATGGTATCTTAGATAAAATCATTCCAATTTGGAGAAACAAAGGAGATGTTACCGACCCAACAAATGGTCGTGACTTAATCATTGAGTTAACAAAATCTAAAACAAACGCGGGTAAAGACTACACAAGTGTATCTACAATTATGTATGAAGACCAAGGTCCTGTTCACGCAGAAGCGGCACAATCTAAAGCTTGGGTTGAAGATGAATTAACTTGGTTAGATGTTTATTCTAAAAAACCTGTTGATTATCTTGAGGCTATTGCTCGTGGAGAAACACCGAAGTGGGATAATGAAAAAGGTGGATATGTTTATGAAAACAACACTGAAGATACAACTTCAATCGGAGGAGCTAAGCCTGAGAAACCATCTTATGTTGACCCTCAAGTAGATGAAGAACCTGCGGGAGATTTACCATTCTAATATCACGGGGTAGTGAAATACCTACCCCATTTTTAAACAAAAAAATACATGGCGATTAAGAAAAACGATTTCAGTTCAGTGAAGAAGAAGTTCTCAACTTCTGCAAAATATAAACCTCAAGGGTTTTTTGATTTAGGACCTGACTTCTTAGATGCTGTTGGTTTACCTGGACCTGCCATCGGACATTTAAATATGTTTCTTGGACACTCAGATACGGGAAAGACAACTGCTTTAGTTAAATGTGCCGTTGATGCTCAAAAGAAAGGCATTCTACCTGTATTCATCATCACAGAACAGAAGTGGTCTTTTGAACATGCTAAACTTATGGGGTTTGAATGTGATGAAGTTGTTGACAAAGAAACGGGGGAATTAGATTGGGATGGATTTTACATCTTCAACAATAACTTTAGTTACATTGAACAAATTACTGATTATATCAATGAATTATTGGATGCTCAGGAGAAAGGTGAATTAGACTATAGTTTATTATTCCTATGGGATTCTGTTGGTTCAGTTCCTTGTAAGATGACTTACGAAGGAAAAGGAGGTAAACAACACAACGCATCAACCTTGGCTGACAAAATTGGTATGGGTATTAACCAAAGAATTTCAGGGTCTCGTAAAGCAGATTCTAAATACGAAAATACTCTTATCATAGTTAACCAACCATGGGTTGAGTTGCCTGACAATCCTTTTGGACAACCAAAAATTAAAGCTAAAGGTGGTGAGGCCATTTGGTTAAACTCATCATTGGTATTTTTATTTGGTAATCAAAAAGGTGCGGGTACAAACAAGATTACAGCAACTAAAGACAAGAGAAGTGTCAAGTTTGCGATTAGAACAAAAATTTCTGTTATGAAGAACCACATCAATGGATTGGGTTATGAAGATGGAAAGATTATTGTTACACCACACGGATTCTTAGCTGGTAAAGAAGCATCTGAAGAGAAGACTTCAATCGAAAACTACAAGAAAGAATACGCGGACTATTGGAAAGACATTATCGGTACAGATGGTGAATTTACTTTAAAAGAAGAAAAAGAAGATTAGATTATTTGTTTCACATTTTAAATCACTGTTGTGATTAAGACATTATTAGTTGACGGAGACAATCTATTTAAGATTGGATTTCATGGGGTTAGGGACTTGTATAACGAAGGTAATCATGTGGGTGGAGTGTATCACTTCATTAACATATTACGTAAGTTTTTAGAGGAACATAATCATGATAAGGTGGTTGTGTTTTGGGATGGTGAGTCAAACTCTTCAATGAGAAAGGCAATATATCCTCAGTACAAGGCAAACCGACGCCAAGATATGAACGAATTCAAATACGAGTCATATCTGCAACAGAAAGAAAGAGTAAAACAATACCTTGAAGAGATATTTGTGAGACAAATAGAGATGGCGAACAATGAGGCTGATGACCTCATTGCTCACTATTGCAAAATTTCAACAGAAGAGGAGATTATCATTTTTTCAAGTGATAAAGACCTTACCCAATTAATTTCGGAGAATGTAACCATATACTCCCCTATCCACAAACAATACTATAAGGATGGGGATATGATTACAATTAACAAAGTGGAAATCCCCCACTACAATGTTTTATTGTGTAAAATTTTTACAGGGGACAAGTCGGACAATATAGATGGTATTGAAGGACTTGGAGAAAAAACATTGGTCAAATTATTCCCCGAAATGCTGGTTAAATCCTGCACTACTCACGAATTATTGGATAACGCACGAATTATTCAGCAAAAGAAAAAGTCCAAAGTATTAGACAATATTTTGACAGGACGAACAAAAAGCGGTATATTTGGAGAAGTATTTTATTCGGAAAATAAAAGAATTGTTGATTTATCTAACCCATTAATAACATATGAAGGAAAAGAATTAGTAGAACAAATCCAAACCGACACTATAGACCCTACAGATAGGGGATATAAAAACTTAATGAGAATGATGATGGAAGACGGACTCTTTAAGTACCTACCCAAAGACGATGAAGCTTGGGTAAACTTTTTAAAACCATTTATGAAATTAACAAGAAAAGAAAAAAGAAATAATAAAAATTAAAATTATGAAAGAACAAGACAGCACCAAGATGGAATTCTTAATGACGTTGAATGACAACATCGTTGTACAGAGATTTTTCAATGTTAGAGGATACAATCCTAAGGCGAAGAATTCTGTAGATTTCTATAATTACATCAAGGCGATTACACATGAACTTCAATACTATTTGAAGATGAAAACAGTTACCTATATGATAGATAACAAAGAAGCAATTTATGATGACCATTCTATTATGGAGACATCTTTTACTGAAGGACCTGAGGACTTCAACATCTATATCAAAATTGGAGAACAGACAATTTGTCATAGAGCATTTGATGGGAAAAATTTTCCACCAAAAGTACGTTATACAGTTGATGTGAGACCTTTTTTGAAAGATGTCTTACGTGAATTGACTGACATTTTTTCATCTTCAAAATTAAGTTTCAGATATTTGGACTTTGACTTAAGTAAGTAAATATTTAATAAAACACGGGGGCAAACAATACTATATGAACAAGAATTTTGAATACTTAGGGAACACTTTTCAACTACAACTTTTAAACCAACTTATCATAGATAGAGAATTTTCATCATCAATTATGGATGTCATTGAAAGTTCATATTTTGACAACAAATATTTCAAAATCATCTTACAGATGACTAAAGAATATTATGTTAAGTATGAGTCTACCCCTAACTTCGACACTTTGGAACAGATTGTAAAATCTGAAATTTCTCAAGAACTTGTTGCTAAGATTGTACTTGACACTTTGAAACAAGTCAAGGACGCACCATTTGAAGGTAGTATATTTGTTCAAGAAAAAGCCTTGAAGTTTTGTAAACAACAAGAACTTCAAAAGGCTATGGACAGAGCTCAGAAAATTATTAATGAAGGAGACTTTGAGTCATACGACAAAGTTGAAGGACTTGTTCGTGAAGCATTACAAGTTGGAGAAAGAGATACAGGATTAACTGATATCTTCTCCAATCTTGATACTGTATTAGATGAGGATTTTAGACATCCAATTCCGATTGGTATACCTGGTATAGACAAACTACTTAAAGGTGGACTGGCGAAGGGGGAAATAGGTGTAATCTTAGCGCCTACAGGTGTTGGTAAGACAACCATTTTGACTAAGATTGCAAACACGGCATTTAACCTTGGATATAATGTACTTCAGATATTTTTTGAGGATAACCCAAAGATTGTTCAAAGAAAACATTTTACCCTTTGGACAGGTATTGAGCCTGATAACTTGGTTCTTCACAAAGAAGAAGTTATGGGTAAGCTTAGTGAAATTCAGAACACAATGAAAAATGAGTTAATCTTAAAAAAATTACCATCAGATTCAATGTCTATGTCTCAAATTAAGAATCAGATTAGAAAAATGATTGCCGATGGTACAAAGATTGATTTAGTTCTTTTGGACTATATTGATTGTGTGGTACCTGAAAGTACAAGTAAGGACGAGTGGAAAGCTGAAGGTTCAGTAATGAGAGGGTTTGAAGCAATGTGTCATGAATTGTCTTTAGTGGGTTGGACAGCAACTCAAGGTAATAGGTCTTCAATTTCATCAGAAGTTGTAACAACAGACCAAATGGGTGGGTCTATTAAGAAGGCTCAAGTAGGTCACGTAATCATAACGGTGGCAAAAACTTTACAACAAAAGGAAATGAACTTGGCGACAATTGCAATCACCAAGTCAAGAATCGGTAAAGATGGTGTTGTGTTTGAAAACTGTAAGTTCAATAACGAACTTTTGGAGATTGACACAGAGAGTTCAGTAACATTCTTAGGTTTTGAAGAACAACAAGAGGAAAGAAAGAGAGATAGAGTTAAGGAGTTGTTGGAAAAAAGAAAAGAAAGAGAAGAAAAAAAATCATAACAAAAAAACAAAAAAATAACATGGAAAAAATTTTAGTAACAAATCCTGAGCGTTTTGTAATATTCCCCATTAAACACGATGATATTTGGGAGTTTTATAAAATGCACCAAGCGGCGTTTTGGACCGCTGAAGAAATAGATTTAACAGAGGATATCAGAGATTGGAGTAATCTTTCAGAAAATGAACAATATTTTATAAAAAATATTTTATCATTTTTTGCAGCATCAGATGGTATTGTAAACGAAAACTTAGCTGAGAACTTTTATAGGGAAGTTCAATATCCTGAAGCAAAATTCTTTTATGGTATGCAATTAGCTATGGAAAACATCCATGGTCTAATGTACTCACTTTTGATTGATACATACATTTCAAGTGAAGATGAGAAGAATAAATGTTTTACTGCTTTAGATAACTTACCTGCAGTACAAAAGAAAGCCAAGTGGGCTTTAGATTGGATTGAAAATGCATCATTCCAAGAAAGATTAGTTGCATTTGCCGCTGTTGAAGGTATTTTCTTTTCAGGGTCATTTTGTTCAATCTTTTGGTTAAAATCAAGAGGTATCATGCAAGGATTATGTAATGCTAATACTTTAATTTTTAAAGATGAAAACTTACATTGTGACTTTGCAATCCATTTGGTAAACAATCACTTAGAAAACAAACCAAGTGAAAAAAGAATTAGAGAAATCTTATTATCTGCACTTGAGATTGAAAAAGAATTCATTACTGAATCATTACCTGTGTCACTTATTGGTATGAATTCAAATTTAATGAAACAATATCTTGAGTTTGTTGTTGATGGATTATTACTTAAATTTGGTTGTAAAAAAGAATTTAATGTTGAACAACCATTCAAATTCATGGAGCAAATTGCAATTGAAACAAAAGGTAACTTCTTTGAGGGAAGAACAGTAGAATACCAAAAGGCTAAATTAAATGAGGCAATTTCATTTGTCGACGATTTTTAATATTATAAAATTATGATGTCATTAAAGATTAAAAAAAGAGGGGGAGAGGACGTTGTGTTTAATCCGCAAAAAATTTATAACAGAATTAAAAAAGCAGCAAAAGGGTTAAGTGTAAACTCTGATGAGATTTTCATCAAAGTAATTACGTCAATTCCAACTGAAGGTTTTATTACTACTAAAGAATTAGATAAGTTAGTATGTGAGATTGCAGCATCATATACAGGTAGTCATTATGACTATTCAAGGTTATCTTCTTCAGTTGCAATATCTTCGTACCACAAAGAAACTGACCCAAGTTTTTCAAATACAATGAAAATGTTACATGTTGACGGTGTTGTTCATGACAAACTTATTGAAATTATTGAAAGATATGGCACAGATAAGATAGATGCGGTTATCAATCACGAGAATGATTATAATTTTGATTATTTTGCATGGCGTTCATTAACTGAGATGTACTTGTTGAAGTTACCTAATGGTAAAGTTGTTGAAAGACCGCAACATATGTATATGAGAGTTGCTCTATGGGTGACTAATACATATGAGGAGGCGGTTGATTATTACAAGTCATTGTCTGACCAACTAATATCTAAAGCGACTCCAATTATGATTAACTCGGGAACTAAAGTTCCTCAGTTGGCTTCTTGTGTGTTACATTATAACAATTCAGATTCTCGTGATGGTTTATTAAAAACTTTGAGTGATATTTCAACATATTCTTCAGACGCTGCGGGTATTGGTTTATCAATGTCTAACATTAGAAGTAAGGAAAGTAGAATTAATAGTTCAGGAGGATTTGCGGGAGGTTTATTAAAATACTTAAAGATTGTTAATGAGTCATTAAGATTCTTCAATCAACAAGGTAGAAGACCTGGTAGTGCAGCCATATACATTGAACCATGGCACAAAGATATTTTTGACTTACTTGACATCAAGAAAAATACAGGTAAAGATGAATTAAGAGCTCGTGACTTATTTACAGCATTATGGATTCCTGACAACTTTATGAGAGCGGTTAAAGATAATACTGATTGGTACTTATTCTGTCCAAACGATATTCTTAAAGCTGGTATCAAACCATTACAAGAATCTTACGGTGATGAATACGAAGAAAACTACAATAAAGCGGTACAAATGGGCCTTGGTAAGAAAGTTAAAGCTCAAGAAATTTGGACTAAAGTTATTGAATCCCAAGTTGAAACAGGCGTTCCTTACTTATGTGCTAAAGATAGTGTTAATAAGAAAACTAACCATCAAAACATTGGTGTGATTAAACAATCAAACTTATGTATTGAGATTGTTCAATTCACTGATGAAGAAACAACAGCTATCTGTACATTGTCTTCAATTGTATTAAAGAACTTTATTAAAGAAGGCAAGTTTGACTATACATTATTAATTAACGAAACTAAAAAAGTGGTTCGAGCATTAAATAATGTTGTAGATATTAATAGTTATTCAACCGCAAAAGGATTAAAAGGAGGATTAGAACAAAGAGCTATTGCTATTGGTGTTCAAGGTCTTGCCGATGTATTCTTTTTAATGGACTATGTTTTCACATCTGAAGAAGCAAGAAATTTAAATAAGAATATCTTCGAAGCTATCTATTACGCTGCTATCTTTGAAAGTAATGATTTATGTAAAAGAGGTCTTAAACAACCATATAAATTCTTTGAAGGGTCACCAATGTCACAAGGTATTTTCCAATTTGATATGTGGGGGCTAAATGAATCTGATTTATTCTTAGATTGGGCTTCATTAAAAGAAGATGTTAAACAATATGGTGTATGTAACTCTTTATTTACTGCTCAGATGCCAGTTGCATCTTCTGCTAAGATTACAGGTTCATTTGAAATGACTGAACCAGCTCACTCGGCATTATTTAATAGACGTGTTGTTGGTGGTGAAATCTTAATTGTTAACAAGTATTTGATTAATGATTTTGAGAAGATTGGAATTTGGAGTGAAGAATTAAAAAATGAAATAATTGTAAACGAAGGGTCAATCCAAAATGTTAACTTCAACAACTATCTTGATACTGAAGATAAGAACTATGCTAAAAAGGTTAAGAGAATTGAACATTTGATTAATAAGTACAAAACTATTTGGGAGATTTCTCAGAGAGAACTTATTGATATGGCGGCTGAAAGAGCACCATTTGTTGACCAATCTCAATCAATGAACATTTATATGTCAAATCCAACGTTGTCAAAGATTACATCTTCACACTTCCACTCGTGGGAAAAAGGATTAAAGACTTTATGTTACTATGTTAGAACTAAAGCTATTTCAACAGGAGCTAAACACTTAGCGTTGGATTTGTCCAAGGTTGAAAAACAAGGTCAAAAGGTTGAAACACCAAAAGTAGATTACCTTGAAACGGGTTTAACCCAAAAACCTGAAGATAGTCCATTTGAGTGTTTTGGATGTTCAGCTTAAAATAATTAATAATCCCGACTAATAATCGGGATTATTTGTTTTTATGTATTTATAAGAAAAAGTAGGATAGTATATTTATATATATGGCAAACGGTGTTACATATGGACTTAGTTTTCCGTTCAGAGATTCTGTACGAGGAGACTATTTGGAATTAACTGAATTACAATCTCAAGAAATAAAGTCAGACCTTATTCACTTGTTGTTAACAAGAAAAGGGTCAAGATATTTTTTACCAGCATTTGGTACAAGATTGTATGAATTCCTTTTTGAACCTTTTGATGGATTAACGTTTAGTGCAATTGAATCCGACATTAGAGATGCGATTGAAAATTTTATGCCAAACTTATTGGTTAACAGTTTGACAATAACACCTGCTGACCCTCAAGAAGAATTAGACATTGCGACTGGACAAAACTTAGCAGGAACAAGTGAATCATCAATTTATAGATTTCCAGGTAAAGGAACTTCAGAGTACACTGCAAAAATAAGAATAGATTACTCAACCAACAACTCAACATTTGCTCAGAGCGATTTTGTGATTATCAATATTTAATATAGATGGCAAACAATAAAATATCATATGCAACCAGAGATTATCAAGCGATAAGAACTGAACTTTTAAATTATGTAAGGACATATTATCCTGAATTAATACAGGATTTTAATGATGCTTCTGTATTCTCAGTTTTCTTGGATTTGAATGCCGCTGTTGCAGATAACCTAAACTATAATATTGATAGAAGTTTACAAGAAACTGTTTTACAATATGCCCAACAAAGGTCTTCAATTTATAACATTGCAAGAACTTATGGTTTGAAATTGCCAGGGCAAAGACCATCAGTGTCTTTAGTAGATTTTTCAATAACAGTACCTGCTTTCGGTGACAAAGAAGATGAAAGATATCTTGGAACATTAACAAGAGGGTCTCAAGTTGTCGGTGCAGGAGTGGTATTTGAAAACGTATATGATATTGATTTTGCATCTCCATATAATGCTCAAGGTTTCCCGAACAGATTAAAAATACCTAACTTCAATTCAAATAATGTTCTCATTAACTATACAATCACTAAAAGAGAAATTGTTGTTAATGGTGTAACTAAAGTATTCAAAAGAGTTATCGGAGCAAATGATGTGAAACCATTCTTTGAGTTATTCTTACCTGAAAAGAATGTTTTAGGGATAACGAGTGTATTGTTGAAAAACGGTACAGAATATACAAATACTCCGACTACTGCTGAATTCTTAGGATTAGATAATAGATGGTATGAGGTTGATGCCTTAGCTGAAGATAGAGTGTTTATTGAAGACCCTACAAAAGTTTCAGACCAGCCAGGAATTAAAGTTGGAAAATATATCCAAACACAAAATAGATTTATTACTGAATACACACCTGAAGGATTTAAAAAGATGACATTTGGTGGTGGTACAAACACTGCTCAAGACCAATTAAATCAATTTACAACTTTAGGAACAACATTAGAATTACAAAAATATTCTAATAACTTTTCATTAGGTTCTACATTAACTCCAAACTCAACATTGTTTGTTCAATATAGAATTGGTGGTGGTTTAGCTACAAACTTAGGAACAAATGTTATTAACCAAATTGGAACTGTTTCATTCTTTGTTAATGGGCCATCAGAGACAACTAACTCTTCAGTTGTTAATTCATTAAGATGTGTTAACGTAACTGCTGCCGTTGGTGGTTCAGGTGTACCTTCATTAGAAGAAATTAGAAATTATGTTTCATTTAACTTCTCTGCTCAAAAAAGAGCAGTAACTGTTCAAGATTACGAATCTATCATTAGAAACATGCCAGCTCAATACGGAGCTCCTGCTAAAGTGTCAATCACTGAAAACGACAACAAGATTTTAATTCAAATATTATCTTATGATACTTCAGGTAAATTAACAAACATTGTATCAAATACATTAAGACAGAATATTGCAAATTATTTATCAAACTATAGAATGATGAATGATTACATTTCAATCTTCACTGCTGAGGTTATTGACCTTAGTGTTGATGTGTCTATTGTCTTAGATTCTGCTCAAAACTCAGGACAAGTTATTTCAAGTGTTGTTGATAAGATATCAGAATACTTCAACCCACAAACAAGACAACTTGGACAAAACGTTTATCTATCTGAATTAAGAAGTATTGTTCAAAATACAAACGGAGTATTAACAGTTGCCAATGTAGATGTGTTCAACGAAGTTGGAGGACAATATTCTTCAGCGGAAACATCTATGGTGTATTCAAATCCTGAAACAAAATTGATAGGACCTGTAGATGATACAATCTTTGCTCAACCATCACAAGTTTATCAAATTAGATATCCTAATAAAGACATTAGAGTATCGGTTAAGAACTTCCAATCAATTACTTTCTCTTAACAAGTTTATTTATTTCTTCTTTAGTTTATAATTTAAAGGTGTGGGTTTAATTTAAAAAATTCCACATAAACTATTTATTAATTAAAGAGATTTAATGGGTCAATCATATAGAATAAGGACTGAATTAGGGGTCAACAAAACAATCAATGTACAATTAGACCAACAGTTTGATTTTTTAGAGATACTTTCTTTAAAACTTCAACAAGAAGACGTGTACACTAGAAGTTGTTCAAACTACGGTGTTGTTGTTGGTAGAATTACTGCAAATAATGGTTTGGGGATACCAAATGCAAGAGTGTCTGTATTCATTCCTATCACAGATGTTGACCAATCAAATCCTTATATTTCAAGTATATATCCTTACAAAACTTTATCAGATAAAAATGAAGATGGATATAGATATAATTTATTACCATACGAACAATCTTACTCAACACATGCCGCAACAGGTACATTCCCATCAAGACAAGATGTTTTAACAGGAAATACTGCCATAGAGATATACGACAAATATTACAAGTATACTGCAAAAACAAATGAGAGTGGGGACTATATGATAATGGGGGTTCCATTAGGTTACCAAACAATGGTAATGGATGTGGACTTGTCAGATATTGGAGAGTTTTCATTAACACCTCAAGATTTAATTAGAATTGGTAGGGCAACTTCATCACAAGTTGCTGGAGGTAGATTTAGAACTTCTGCGGATTTAAATTCATTACCTCAAATTGTAAGTATTACAAAAAGTTTAGAGGTTTCACCACTTTGGGGAGACCCTGAAGTATGTGATATTGCTGTTAATAGATTAGATTTTGATTTGAGAGATGATGCTAATATTGATATTCAACCAACATCAGTATTCATGGGGTCATTATTTTCATCACCAGATGAATATAGGGTTAGAGAAAATTGTGAGCCGAGAGATGATTTAGGTAATTTATGTGAATTAGTTTCAGGACCTGGTCAAATACTTGCAATTAGACAAACAATTCAAACAGATATAGATGGTAATCCAGTTTTGGAAGTTTATACTTTAGAAAACTCTGGAAACGTTATTGACCAAGACGGTACTTGGTTGGTTGAAATGCCTATGAATTTAGATTATTTTGTCACAAATGAATTTGGCGAAAAGATATTATCTAACGACCCTACAATCGGTATTCCGACTAAGGCAAAATATAGATTTAAAGTTAAGTGGGAACAACCTGCGTCATTAACTGAAATGGTTAGAAGGCCTTATTATTTAGTACCAAACGTTAAAGAGTATGGATGGACAACATCAACTTTAGACCCATCTAATTTAAATCCAAATTTAAATGCAAAGAAAAAATTAAATAGTTCTTATTATTTTGGGCTTGCGTGGAGTGGGTATACAAATGGTTTTGTAGGTACTGAATTAACTACAAGATTAAATGATGTAATAAATTGTGAGGATACTTTTTACGAATTTAATTTTAATAAAGTTTATACAGTATCTTCATTAATTGATGAATATAAGAAAGGGGTTGGAAAAGGTAAATTTATAGGGATTAAAGAAATTGATGATAATTCTTGTGCAAGTAATGTAAACAAATTTCCTGTTAATGACGGATTCAGAAACTTTGATTTATTATACTTTATATTTTCGATATTATTTTTAGTAATCCAACTAATTGGTCTCAATCTTTTAATTGTTGCACATATTACATTATTTTTATACTCAGTTGTAGTTGCGTTACTATGTTTTTTATGTAATCTTGAAATATTGAGCATTCGTCCTTTTGCTTTTGTGTGTGGTTTAACACCTGCCAATTGTGATAAAATAGATACTACTATAAGATTACCAATGATAACTTATCCTGACTGTCAGGCTTGTGATTGTGGGACTGATGTTAGTTTTGGGCCAAATGGAAATTTAGATTTTCCATCAGGGGGATTATCTTATTTTTCATCGCCACTTTTTTATGAAAGTAGTCTCCAACTTTTATTTTCAGGAAGTCCCTCAGAAGATATAGGTGTTTATGCTAATACATATGCGGTTGCATTTGCAGGGTTTCAAGACAACGCATTCAAAAGTGACCCATCAAGATATAAAACACCAAAATCAAATATTGCAAGAGTACCAAGTGTGCCAAATAGGTTCCGTTTTGCGGATTCTAAAACTTTACCTTTGGGAGAAAGAATTAATCTTTTCAACCAAAGAAGCAATTATTTCACGGGTTTGAATAAAATTAAAGTCACATTTGCCAAGGATTCTAATATTAACAAGAGTCACTTTGATAATACGTTAACCGTTTTGACCACTCAAAAATACAATACGGGTGATTTAATTACTTTTGTAAACCCTTCAAATTCATTTGATACAAATTATAAATATAGTGCATCTACTCAAAATGGGATTGTGAATGGTATTAGTGGTACTTCCTATAATAGTAGTGCAGCAACAACAATTAATGTAACTTATGCCACGGCTCAGTATAGTGCGTCTACAGTTTCTTATTCGTTACCTTATGGTTCTTCTGAAACGAATTATAAGTACCCTCAAGATATTGAATATTATCAGGTTATTACTGCGATTACTGTGTCAGACGCGGCAAAAATATGGGTGTCTGCAACAACACAATCTTTACCTAACATTCTTGAGTCAAAACAGTATATTAGTTGGTTTTTAAGCAATGCGTCAACGACTGAGTTATCTGTTACAAACAACAGTGCACTAAAATTCAGAGAATACTATGATGATTTTGATAATCAATATATTTTAGTTTTACAAAGAGGGGTTGACCCATATTCTCCAAAATATACAAATGAATATAAACTTGGAGCAATTTTTGGTAGCACAATTGATGACCCGAAGTTTACTTTTACGGCACAAACAAAATTAAATATACCGATTCAAAAATTAACGAATAATGTCATTAGCGTTCAATCTTTTGCAAATCAAAATGAAATATTTTATCAATCCTATTTTTTTAAACCTGGTATATCAGGAAGTACAAAACCTGGTTTACAATATACTGGTTTTACATCAAGTTCTGTAGGATACTACGGAAGTATAGATGCTCAAAATACTAGCGGACTTTATACTAATATTTCTAATAAAACAGTTGTAAGTAAAACAAGTAATGGATTTTATCTTTCATCTCCTGAAAATGCAAAATATGATTTAAGTGAAGATATAACTTCTATGGGTATAATGACAGTTAATGCTGCAGGGGGTGCTTATCCACAGATGCTTTCAGACACGGCAATATCAAATTGGAGTGATGTAAAATATTATTATTATACTCAATCTTTATACCCAAATTTGGTATCATCTCCAATGTTAATTAATAATTCAGTCAATAATGTTCTAAGAACTGATAGACTTCCAACATCAGACAGACTTGACGGTGGTTCATGGAGTATAAATCCTAGTATATTACAACAAAATTTAAATTTTGGAATTTATCTTATTAACGGTGAGGGTACTAGTGTTACAACTGTTTCATATACAACAGGTGCTGACCAAGTAACACCTAACATTTCAGGTCTTCCAAATTCGTTAAAAGTGTTAGAAAGTTTTAACTGTGAAAACATGGTTGGACTCGGATGTTATCAAGGTTTTGGTAATAATTTTAGTATTAATAGTGGATGTACTACTTCTGATGCTGTTGAAAAAGGATGTTATATGTTTTTAAGAAGACCATTAACTGATTTATTTACTGACTTGGATAATTTTTCTGAGTGGGGATATCGTTTCAGATTCTTTTATGGTTTATGTAGAGGTGTGTTGTCACAATCATTTGTAAACAATTGGATAAATGGTACATTATATGCTTTCCCGATTCAAGTTGACACCTACTTTGACCAACAAAATAAACCATTACCACCAGTATATTGTACTGATTTAACCCACTTTGATTCAAGTACAAATAATTTTTATTTTAGAAGTAGTCCGTACAGTATTACTACTAACAAATTTATTGGTAAAAGAACCTCAAACGTAGGCTCTATCAATGATGTGAATCTTTTGTTTCCTACTACAATTATTAATCTAGGGTATAAGGATTCATTTTACTCAGAAATTGTTTTGGACCCCGCAACAAAGGCTTATATACTACCTAATATTAATCCTACAAGTTATTCGGACACATCTGATTTAGTTAATCTTTTTGTTATATCAAGAATCACAGATGAAACTTTTTTAAGTAGAATAATATCATTTGGAGATAATTCATTGAATCAATTGTTCTCAAGACCATATAAAAGAATTGATGGGGATTTAGCACAATTAATGTCTATTAACTCTGAAGTTGGAAATATTAGTTTTTCACCTCAATTTTATAGTAGTGTGAGCGGCGCTCCAATGACAATACTCGGAACTGCCAATGACCCAATCATTGCGGTATGGTTTTCGTCCACAACTGAAAACCTTCAGACAAAAGATTATTTAACACCTGGTAGAATTAATTTTAGAAGTGATAATAACGTTAATAATTACCCATATCCATATGGAATAAAATCACAAGTAGTGCCATTCTATCAATGGAGATTAGCAAATACATCAACAATATTTGGTAATCAGAATAATACATGGGCAACTAACGAAAGTGAAATTGTACAAAATAGACCTTACCAATCTTTAGATAGAACAAGTTTGACAACGCCGAATTATTTTAGAAACACCAATTCAAGTGTAAGTGATTTATATGCGAGAGGTTACATTTTTAGTGTAGATGCAAATGGAAACTATAGTCAGACAGGAGCATCAAGTAGTAAATTTATTGTAGGAGCTCCATTCCAATTTTATTTTGGAACGGTAAAAGGTGCCACAGCATTAGATAAATTCAAAACAAAATACTCAATAGGTGAATAAGTATACTATAATACCAAGTAGTCAAGAATATAAGTCAGCACCTTTTGTTGACCAAGAGATTGCTGTTTCATTGGAAGAACAAAGTCAACAAATGGTTGAATATGACAGAAGTCAAAGTATTAGTTTGGCTCAAGTTTTCGACGAGGAAAGACAAGCCTCTACTATATTCAGACCAACATTTAAAGTAAGTTATTTGTATGATAACACCTATACAGGTAGTACTAATTATAATCCATTTTTAAATAATTTATATTATGTTGACCCTGTGAATTCTATGTCAACTAATATATGGAAAGGTTTACCACAATATTATGAATTTGATTTTTATAGACCCAATGTTCAAGACCAACATGTAGACTATAAAGCAATAAGCGCTTATACGTATAATTGGACTTATTATATGAGTTATGCGTATAGAAACAATTATGATAAACAATTATTTTATACTTTAGATAACAATAATTTAACGTGGACTGCTTCTACAGGTATACCATTTACAATTAATAATTCAGTACAAAATGGTAGTGGATTAATTGCGTTCCAATGTATTGCTCCTCATGGATTGATTGAAGGTGAATATGTTGAGTTATCGTTTTCATATAATGGAAATAATTTGTTTCAAGTGTTCTCTTTAGGGAATGATAGTTTTGGTAGTGAGATATATGTGTTTAACATTTATAATCTTGGATATACAGGAACAACATTTGCAAATAGTACGTCAGGAACATTTAAAAGAGTAATTAACCCTGAAAATATTTTAGAAACAACTTCAAAATATTATGTTAGAGAACATAAAATACTAACAAATGTTAATGATTGTATTATGACTAAAAATGCGTTTGAAAAAAACGTATATAATGAAGATAAAAAATTTGAATATAGTTCAATAACACCTAATAAAGTTTCAAGAATATCTCAAAAAAATAGTAGTAACGTTTATAATATAACAGTTAACTATGATTTAAATTTATTAAATGTTTTAGATAATCAAAAAAGACCTGTTAGTGAATTATTCTTAACCGTTATTAATAAAGGTTATACAGGTTATTTTAACAAACCTAATAATGGGATTGGTTTAAAACAAGGATGGGAATTTAATTTAACAAAAACGACTAATTCTTGGTGGAATTTGAATAATACTAATTCAAATACAAATATACAAACTTCGGATTACACTTTAACAAATGGAGCGACTAAAACATTCTATTTCAATCAAGATTTAATGTCGGGTGATACTATTGATGGAGATTTTTGTGAGTGGAATGATTATGAACAATTAGAAAGAGTTATATCCCCTTATTATCATAAATTAAAGTATAATGAAGATGTGTTTCAAACAACAAATACTTCAAGTACAAACGCTCCTGGTTATTATTATGAGCCGCACCACTCAATGCAAATAAGAGTATTTTCTGATTATATTGAAACTGGCGATTTACAATTTATTGACCAAGTGCCAAGTTATTCTTTTTACTCAAATTCTGACCAACAATTTAGATGGAGAGAATTATATACTTATGGTTTTATAGACAATCTTGGAAGAGGAGTTAATTATCCATTTTTGAATAGCGCCCAATATCCTTTTAAAGATACGGTATTTAGATTAATACCTGAAGGAATAAATTACAATGCCGATTTACTTGGCATTTCATACCCTTACAAACCGTTAATAGATGGATGTGAATAAAATACAAATAATGCAGAACGGATTTGTAGATAAACAAATCACAATACCTGTGCAATTGAGTTGGGATTATTTGGGTGTGGACCAAAGTATTGATGAATACGAAAAAGAAGTTATTACACAAGTTATTGGTGTTGGTAGAGACTTTGAGGTTAGTAGATTTCCACATGCACCTGAATCAGGTGATACTAATAATACAGATATTAAATACCAATTTTATTTTTATTCGGGAGGTTCATTGAACAATGAATCTAATTGGAAAATTGATTATAGAATGGAAGGGTTTACCACTCAAGAAATTTATTATTATAGCAATGGTTTTTCAAATTCATTTTTTAAATTAGACTTATATGATAATGTGGACCCTAAAAAACAAAAAAATTATATAACAATTATATTACCAACACAACAAGGTTTGAAAATGGATGCTCTTATGCAAAGAACACCTGTAACAATTAAAAAACCTGATTATGTTTTGGATTATGTTGGAGATAAAGAAGGTTTTTTTATTTATTGGTTAAAAAAAAGGAAATTCTTAGATATTA